CATTTTCTGTATTAGTAATAGATGTATCTAAAGGCATCATACCAAAATCTTTCATTGCTACATAAGCTTTCTCTAGATTATTCTTACCCCAATCTTCTCCCATTGAGTGACGTGGTAGGGCATTTTGATCAAACATAATAACAGTACCTAGTTCATCTACTAGAATATCTGCTATTTGGTTATTAACCATATTATATCCTACCTGATATGGTTTCATTAGATCAACTAAAGATGTTGACCTTGTATTTCTATCTGAAAAAACTCTTCCTTCAATTGGTAGTTTACATCCGTATAGAGAATCTTCTCCTTTAAATTGATATTTTACTTTACCAGGTTTTTTACTATCTATACCTAAATAGATTGGATCTACGTCATTATCTTCAGATCTCCAAGCAGATGGGGCATTAGGTCCTATTTTAACTCCTCCCCACACTTCATTGATCCAGAACCAATCTATATGTTCTCCCTCAATTAAGTTATCTTTTGTTTTATCTTTAAATAGTTTAGTATTGTATATAGGTTTATCATTAACTCTGAAAGATTCATCTATTATCTTTTGTGTAACTTCCCCGTTCTCATCAATTCTTGTTACGTGACCTATTTTTCTTTGACTCTTCCAATAAACAGTTGTAACTCTCATCATATCCAAGTCTCCCCAATCAGATATATCTCCACCTTCATTTAGTATCCAATTAACAACATCTCCTTCCATCTGTGGATTATTTCCATAATTGCTCATTAATCTTCTATAATCTAAACCAGGAGCTTCTGTGTTCCATTTGTGAGATCTGCTTGCATCATAATAAGATCCATCATTTTGCATACCATTTAAAAGGTATTTTGAATTTGTTGCAGGATGTATATTTTGCATTGAGCTTAGTTGTTCCTCACTCATCAGATAACCATATTTATCAATAACATCAGCAACAGTCATCATGTCACATTTACCAGCAAAGTTAGAATCTGATATGTATCTTGAGTCTGGAGATTTTTGATAGAAGGTTAAAACTGGATTCCAAAGTTCTATATCATAATCATCTTCCATCATTTTGAAATGCCAGAATTCTCTATCTGCAATAAGCATATCCTTAAATGCTCTTTCTTCTAACTCTTGCATTTTAAATCTTTCCTCATCAACATTTAATTGATGACTTGCCCATTCTTCAATTAGACTTCTATAACTTTTACTAAAGAAACTTTCTATCTCAGGAAGTGTTTTTAAATTTTCAGTTGATAATTGCTGTTGAACTTCTTCTGAATTAGGATCAGCTCCTTGTTCAATCATTTTTATCATTAACTTGTTATGAGCATCAGTTAAAAGATTTTCTTCTATCATTGCTCTTTTTTGTTCTAACATCTCATTATAAGATGTATCATCAACAGCTCTAAATTGAACCTTTGTATATCTTTTACTAAACTCTCCAGAAAGTACATTTACTACATTTGGAATAATAGGATAGAATTTTAATTCTAATGCTGTCTCATCTTCTTTTGTTAAGACATCCATTAAATCTGCCATATCATTATCCTCTTCAATAATATAATCTGTTTTATCAATTATACCTTTTGCAAGTTTATAATTTTTAAGTAATCTTCTAGAGTTCTTCTTCAGTTGTTCCATTCCTCTAGTTTCCAACCAATCTAGATTCCATGCAGCCCAATCATCATCTTTCTTTTTAGCAGATATAAATTGTAATGGTTGGGATAATGAGGCGTTAACAGGCCCTTTCTCAACTTTAGCTCCTCTTTTTAATTGTAATGCGTTATATACTTTCATGATATTCTATATGAGTTATTTCTTTACACTCTTCTGTGTAAATATATACAACTTCCGTTATATGAGGATCTGTAGATGTCATTGTATATTCAAACATTATTTTATATTTTTAAAAGGGTTTCTAGATTTTCTATTCTTCATCCTGCTATTTCTATTACCAATGTTTCTAAACGGGTTCTTATTTAATTTACCAAAATTCTGTGAAATATCCAAAGGTTCTAGTGATTTATCTCTCTCTTTACGTTTTACATAGCCTCTATTTGCTTGTTGCATCTTAGCAAAAGCTACAAGAGCTGAAAAAGCAACTAATCTATCCACGTTTAATCCAGGAAAATATTGTAACATTTCTGTTATTAACATCTTATCAGGTATTCTTTCTACACCATAAGTGCTCTTATACACCTTACCTTCCTCATCTGTTTCCTCATCTATTACCTCTCTTATGAACTCAATTGCGTATGATACTAGATGACTCTTAAATAAAAGACCTGTATTCTTCCAACCATATTCCTGAAAGACATTCCTATTAGATCCTAAGTCTTTTAAGAATACAATCTGTGATTTAGGTACTAAATACTTTTGTTTTCTCTGTGCTATCATATATTGAATAAACAAAGATATGTTATTTTCTACTAATGTCCATGCATTATACCATTCTATAATTAACCTTAAATGTTCGTGTGTATCATTAATATCATCATATCTACCACACCAAGAAGCAACAATCTTATCTCCCTCAACAAAAGTCTCTAAACCTTCAGGAGTTTCTTTTGTAACTTCAACAGGATTTTTATAAACAAATATACTACATAATGAATCTGATGTAGTTGTTTTACCTTCTGACACAGGGTCAATAGATGCATAGTAAGTTCCAAAACCAGGATCCTTAATTGGTCTCTCCCAAACAACTAAAACGCCTGTTTTATCTTCTGCTTTCTTACTTAAAGGAAATGTGCTTATTGGTAACTTCTTAGTTCTAGTTGCTTTTATTTTATTACCATCCTGTTCAAGATTTATTAATTCATATGAATATTCTTTATCTTCTATCCTTTTCATTTGTCTAGATAGGAATCCCTGTGGAAATATTGATTCTTGTCTATAAGCAAATGCTTCAGCAATATCAATAGGTTTTTGTGAAACCCTTAATTGGAAAGCTTCTGCCTCAAGATCTCTCTTCCATTCCTCTCTTTCACGTTTAATTGATATTAAAGCACCTTCAATATTAGAATTACCATATTGATCTATAAAAGGTGGCATTGACCATTGTTCTGGTATAAATAAACCAGCTATACCAACAGTACCTTTATCATCCATCAAGTTTGTCTCAACTCCTTGGATACCGTTAGCTTCAGGATTAAGTATAAATGTCTTTAAAGGTTTACAATGAGCAAGATCTCCAACGGATCCTGCAGCAATAAATTGTCCGGTTGTCATCATCCCTGAAGACATTGCAGGACGTAGATACTCATATGTTTGATCCATTTTAGGGGCAATACCTGCCTCCTCATGAAAGAAGTAAGTACATGGACCCCCTACCCCTGCAGTAGCATTTTTCTCAAAAGAAGCTCCTTGTATTTTAGATCTGAGACCCTTTTGTGTTTTTCTATTGTTTATTCTTACTTCAATCTTCTGTTCCCATAAAAGAACTTTACCAGGATTAGATGGTCTATACCATGCTGTATGTTCATTTAAGAAAGTTTGATATTCATCTAAGAACTTCCATGAACCTTTATCATTAATGTAATCTTTTAGTGCTGCACCTATTTTTAATACTGCTCCTTCTTCAAACCAGTACATGTTTATAAGTTTACCCATATGGAAATAGGAAGATGCTATCTGTCTTTTCTTAAGTATTGCAACATGCTTATAATTAATTTCAGCCATTATTTCATATAAGGCCATATGATATTGAGCATCCCTTACTTTTGCAAAACCATACTTCTTTTCTTCTTTATCAAAGATTGGTAAGAAGTTTAACCACATATAATAATCTCTAGTTAAATACCAAGTTCTGCCTTTATTTTTGTATATTACACCCTCTCTGCATTTATTCTTTTGATCTTCCCAATAAGTCATAAAGTCTTTTGACCTCATTGGTTTATCACAATAAAAACCTTGATTATTAAACTTTGTGGCTTCTTCATTAAATATGAATGCTGTTTCATCAAATTCATATTTACCAGGTTCTATAAATATTTCATCTATGAATACTCTGAAATCATCTATAGTTTGGAATTCTGTTTCTTCCCAAACGCCTTCATTCCATGTAGGTATTGTTTTATAGTTGGTCATAAGCTAACCCTTGACCTCCACGTACTGAACTTTTTTGTTCTTCCTTCATATCATTATATGCTCCTTTAAATGATTGTCTAATTGAGTCAAAGTTTTTAGCTGCACTGACTAGTGAATTTATATTACCATCTCTACCATGTTCAATTGCTGTACTTTCCATATACTTTGCTAATTTATCAATCATGGATTTGATACCCTTATAAGCTCTAAAAGTTGGAGTCTCATATAATTCTGCACATTTGTCTAATGCATATCTTATCTTTGAGCATTCTAACGATTCCTCCATATCAATTTCATCAAGTATAAGTTCTTCTTTATCAACTTCAGGTACGTTAAAGAAAGGGTTTAGATCTGGATCAGGACAAGTCATGTAAAATAAATATTGAAATACTGCTAGATGTGTATCAGGATATTTTTCCAATATAGCTTTTAAAAACTTTAGAGTATAACAATGTTCTGTTGGTACTACTTTACCATTCTGAATATCAAATAATTTTACCAACATATTAAAATAATTTTGCCATTCTTGTTCTAAAAGTAGAAAGAGCTTCATCTATAAGAATAGATGTAGGACTGTCACTCATAGTTATTAATGTTTGATTAGGATTTGCATCTCCCATTCCAAAAGAACCACCAGGATCATCATACATATACATACCTTCTTCAAAACTAGAAACTAATTCAAGATTTATAGTTTTAGATTTCTTTTCAACAGTCCAACTAATATCCGGATCCCATTCATAACCATCGTTTTCACAATCATTCCTATTATTATGACCAGTACAGCCAACTGGGTCATCAGTACAGCATCCGTTAGTTGCATGATATTCTGGTATATATTTTGCTATTTCTACACTTTCAAATATTGGCATAATTTTATTTGTTTTTTAACCACATTATTAATGATCTTACCTCTTCTTTCATATAAGGAAGATCATGGATTTTAATCTCTTTTATTATAGGTTCTCCCTGATCATCATATTTTGTTATAGGATAACCATGGTCATTCTCACCCTCTTTTTCAAATGAAACATGTTGAATTATCAACTTCCCAGGTTTAAGTTTAGGATTATGCTTCAATATAATATACATATAAATACTCAATTGTATGTTATAATGATTAAGATTACAGTCATCTAAATGTGATAAAGGTTTATACATCTTTGATGTTATACCTTCCCAGTTAGTAAAACCTTTCTCTTTTATTTCTTTATTAGTTTTATAATCTGTAATATTAACTTTTCCATTAACAATAGTAACTAAATCAGCTTGTCCACATATTGCAGCTGACTTTAAATATGCCAGATGCTCCGGATATACACCAGGTTCTAACCTTTGATCTGGAGCTATTTTAATACCGTTAGCGTCCACAATAGGTTTTATGATAGGTACCTCTACCCCTTCACGTTCTATTGTCTTAAAGTCAAGCATTCCTTCTTCTCTTTGATCATGATACCAATTACCTAATTTAATAGCTCTCTGTGTTTCATTATCCCAAGCAGCTAATATTTCTTTTTCAGTCATACCATACCATTTAGATCTTTTATTCTTAGCAGACTTCTTAGCTTGAGCTTTTGCATTAAACTTAGGTTTAAATTTACTTATGAAAGAGGTAACACTAGTCCAGGTTATATTATCCTTTTCTAGATTCTCATCTATACTTTCATATATATGATCTTTTTCTTTAAATATTATTGCCATCTTCTTGAGCGTTTTTTTCATTAGCAACCATTTGATCAAATAATGCTTTTTCTTCTTCTTCAGACATTAATTCCTTCCATTTACCTTTAGGACATGACGAGGCTAAAGCTCTTACTTTAAACATTAAAGCACAGCCACATTCTGCACAGCATGGTTGACTTCCAGGTGCTGCACATTCTTTACCTTTAGTATCTAAATGTTCACATCCTTTACATGTTTGCCATCTATGATCTGCTATTTTTTCAACATAGTCTCTTTTAAACACTTTGTTTTTTACACCTTCATAGACTTCTGATATATTTTTTACACCATTTAATAATTTACTTATGTTCATTTTTCCAAGTTTTTTTTGTTTCTACTTCTTCATTTATTCTTTTAGCTGCTTTTTCCATCAGCTGTAATTTCTCTTTTATAGGTAAATGTTCATTGTATCCTTTAAAAGTTCTCTTTTCAAGATTACCTAACATATCCTTGTGTCTTTTAATTGCTCTCTCTAGTCTACCCTTTCTTGTTATAAATGTTCCAAGATTAGGTAATCTAATTCTTGTAGCGTCTAGGTTCTCCATATTCTTTCTAATCTCATTATAAAAGAACCTAATTAATTCGTCAACTAAATCAGGATGAACCTCACATTCATCAGCAACTTCCTTAAAGAACTTTCTATAGCTCTTAGGGTTAAGATGCATATCTTTAGTTTCTATATTCATTAATCTACTCCAAGAATTTTAAAATCTAGGAATATTGTTCCTAATGTTTGAACCTTCATATCAGGATTTAATGATACTTCTTTACCTTCTTTAACTATAAGACCTTTTCTTTTTGATTTTTGTAAAGCATTTCTACAAGATTGAGGGCTTTTAAATATTTTCTTTTTTGAGATATTTGTGCAGAAGTTAGTTAAATCTGTAGTTTTTACTTTTGCAAGTTCTAATAGACATTTAAGATCAGAAGAACTTATTTGAATATTATTCATAAAGCAATAGGTAACTATCTGATATTTAATAACATCATCTCTGTCAACTTTAATTCTCTTTTCTACTTTATTTACTATAGCCATTTTAAATTTTTTAATTAAAGAATCCTCTGATGTATTTCTACACCAGAAGATTGCTTTAATTTAAATTTTACTCAACTGTTTTTAATTTACGTACTGGAGGAGCTTTATCACTACTAGCATCCCAGTCAGATCCTGCATCTGAGTTTGACGGACCTTTTTGTAACTTAACAGGCTGACCTTGAGGTCGTTGAGTTTGTTTAGCAGCAGCTTCTTCATCATTTTTAGCCATTGCTTGTGCTAAAAACATCTGAGCTTGTACTCTTTCAGCACGTGCTTTCTCAATGTTCATTAGAAGATCTTCATATTCTAATTGAACTTTAAGATGTTTGATACTGTCTTTGTAATAAGCTGTGATCTCATCTCTTTTTACTTCCATTTCTTTTTTAGAAGCTTCCGCTGCAAGTTCTTCTGCAGACTTAGTGGTTTTCTTTGCCATTATAATTGGTTTTAAATGATTAATACACTACAAAGATACAAAAAAAGTTTAAATAAAAAAAGTTTATGTGAATTTTTTAATATCCTGTCAATAATTTAAGTACATCAGCAATAGCTTTATGTCTATGATTATCTTCTAGTACTATCTTACAAACGTATTGTGATTCTTTAATCTTAGATACCTCATGAATAGCAGAATAATTCTCATCTTT